GATTCAGGCCATCGACGCGGACTGGATAAGCCTTCAGTACAAGGGCGACACGCTGCGCGAGATCGAGGAGGCGGGGCTTCCGGTCAAGCACTACAAGCGCGCCAGCGAGTCGGAGGACTACGACGACACCGCAGCGCTAGTGGCCGAACTGGATCTCTACATCGGTGTGCATACGAGCGCACACCATCTCGCTGGTGCGTTGGGCGTGCCGTCCATCGTGTTCACCAACGAAAAGAGCAACTGGAACTACCAGCCAGAGCTGCGCAAGTTCCCTTGGTATCAAACGACCACGTTGTTCCCGCAGAAGCCGGGCGAGACGTGGACTCAGACTATGGAGCGACTAGCAAATGATCCCGCTCTACTGCGGATTCGACCAGCGCGAAGCGGCGGCGTATCACGTCTTCTGCCAATCGGTGATTCAGACCGCTACCAGCCCAGTAGCGTTCTACCCGCTTGCGCTGAAGCTGCTACCTGAGTACACCGAGACTCACACCGACGGCTCCAATCAGTTCATCTACAGCCGCTTCCTCGTCCCGTTCCTCCAGGACTATCGCGGCTGGGCCATCTTTGCCGATGGCGACATGCTCTGCCGGGCCGACATCTCGGAACTGTGGGCCATGCGCGACCAGCGGTATGCGGTGATGGTGGCGAAGCACAATTACACCTCCAAGGCACAGAGGAAGTACATCGGCACTTCGCTCGAGACGCACAACGCGGTCTACCCGCGCAAGAACTGGTCAAGCGTGATGCTGTGGAACTGCGGCCACCCGGCGAACCGGATCCTGACGCCGAAGTACGTTGAGGAGCACTCCGGGCGTGTCCTGCACCGCTTCGAGCACCTGCACGATGAGCAGATTGGTGATCTGCCGCGCGAGTGGAACTGGCTGGCGAGCGAGTACGAGCACAACCCGGATGCAAAGCTCGTGCATTACACGCTGGGCGTGCCGGGCATGGAGCACTACAAGGACTGCGACCACTCGGCCGAATGGCACCTGGCGCGCGAGCTGGTGAACCACATCGAGGCCTGAGGTTATGAAGGTTCCATTCAGAAACGTGCACGTCACAACGTGGCGGCAGTGGATAGCCTATACGGTCTATTGCTTGCTGATCCTCAAGGTCTGCCCAAACTTTCAGAGCAGACGGCACATCAAGCCACCTTGTAGAGCCTGCGGTTCGTGAACGTTACGTTCAAGCACTGCGGAGAGCACCTTGCCTCCAGCCGCTACAGGGCGATCATCCCCACCGCTGAGCTAGCAAAGCTCGGCATCGGCCCAGGCTCTGAGTGGGTCGTGATGGGCAAGCACAACTGGAACTGGGACGAGCAGACCGCCGGCTACAGCAAGAAGTGCTTTGATGTCTGTGACGACAACTTCGACCACCCGCAGTGGGGTGAGCACTACCACCTGTGCTGTCTCAAGGCCGATCTGGTGACGTGCAACAGCGCGGAGATGCAACGCATCATCCACGAGCGCACGGGCAAGGACGCCATCGCGATCCCGGACCCCTACGAGCAGCCAGAGAAACCTCCCCGGGTTCATGACAAGCTGCTGTGGTTCGGCCACCGGACCAACTTGCGCGACTTGGCCCCATGGGTGGGAAAACTCAAGAACCTCGAGGTGGTCTCTAACTTCGAAGGCACCACGCCTTGGAGCCCGCAGGAGATGGATCGCGCTTTTGATAGGGCCGGCCTGGTCGTGATCCCTACCGGCAAATCCATGGCGAAGTCCGCCAACAGGGCGATCGAATCCCTCCGCAGGGGCCTGTTCCCTGTGTGCGGATACCTCCCATCATACGGCGACCTCGGGGTTTATGTTGGCGATATTGGCGATGGCGTGAAATGGGCGCTATCCCACCAAGACGAGGTTATCTCGCGCATCAAGCGCGCACAGGCATATATCCGTGGTGAGTATTCGCCGCGCAGGATTGGAGCGCTATGGAAAGCAGCCCTATTCGGCTAAACTTGGGCGCAGGCGCGCAGCGGTTCCCTGGGTTTATTTCGGTAGACCTTGCGAATAACTGGACCAGCATCCAACCCGACGTGGTTGCCGATGTGACGGGAGGGCTGCCGTTTCCCGACGACTATGCCGACGAGGTTCACGCCTACCACGTCTACGAGCACATCTACCGCTGGAAGAGCGAGGACGTGCTGAAAGAGTGGATCCGGGTTCTGAAGCCCGGCGGGCTCCTGGTGCTGGAAATGCCGTGCCTGGACAAGATCCTGGACGCATTCATCTGGTACGCAGAACGCCAGAAGCCAGCGCCGATCCACCTGACGATGTGGGGCCTGTTCGGTGACCCTCGGTACAAGAACGAGGCCATGTGCCACCGCTGGTGCTATTCGGCATCAGAACTGCGTGACCTCCTGACCTACGCCGGGCAAGTCGATATCACCGAAGCGGAGCCACAGACGCACCAGCCAGTGCGCGACATGAGGTTTGAGAGCAGGAAGCCATGGCGACAACCTACAGTGCCCTGAAGACCGAGATTGCGGACTTTGTGAACCGCAGTGACCTCACGTCTGTCGTTGACACGTTCATCGACCAGGCCGAGGCGGAGATGCAAATCAGGGTGAAGGAAATCGAGTTCGAGACGCGCTCGACGGTCACGGTGACGGCTGGCGTTGCGACGCTGCCCACAGGCTGGCTTTCGGCTCGCTCCGTGATCTGGAACGGCGACACCGCTCGCAGGTTGTCCTACGTGACCCCCGACAAGCTGGAGATGGTCAACGCCAGCAGTCCGTCATTCGTGAACTACTACACCATCGTCGGCGCACAACTGCGGTTCGCTGACGACGGCGACGGCTCGGTGATCGCCACCTACAACGCCAAGTTCACGCCGCTCTCCGACTCCAACACCTCGAATTCGATCCTGGCCGAGTTCCCATCGGCCTACCTGTACGGTGCACTGAAACACGCTGCGGTGTACCTGAAGGACTTCGAGGCTGCACGCAACTACGAGGCGCTGTTTGACCAGCAGATGGCGCTTGTGATCGCCAACAACGCCGAGCGCAAGTACGCAGGAGCGGCGCTTCAGGTGAGGCCGGCGTGAGTCGCATGAAGAACTGGCGGGGTTGCCGTGCTCTAGAAGCCCCAGCAGGAGGGTCGCGCCCGGTTTGGCTACCGGTTACCCCGCCCACTGCGCCGAAGCGCCGCCAGTCCGAGGATGACTATACATCATGATCGAGCTTCTCGGCTTCTCGCCCGACCTGGATCCGACGACGCCGGGGGTCATCACCGACTGCACCCAGCTTGTGCCGTCAGACAAGGGTATGGCGTCAGCGCCGTCTCCTGTCGATCCTGGATCTGACGTGCTCGTGGCCGACTGCCGAGGGGCTGCAGTGCTCCAGAACACCGCCGGCACGAGGCGCACCATTGCTGGCACGCAATCGAAGCTGTACGAGCTATCCGGCACGTCTTGGGCTGACGTTTCCACTGGCACCTATACCGGCTCGGGCGAGAACCGCTGGAGCTTTGCCCAGTTCGGCGACGTGGCGCTGGCATCGAATGATGTCGTCGCTCTCCAGTCGTCCACCTCCGGCACCTTCGCGACCATCGCGGGCTCGCCCAAGGCGCGGATGATCGTCGCGGCCAAAGACTTCGTACTGGCCTTCGATACCAACGACGCTGGCTTTGGCGACTCTCCAGACCGTTGGTGGTGCAGCGCCTACCAGGATGCGTCGAGCTGGACGATCAACGCTTCGGTGCAGGCCACCTCTGGCCGCCTGATCGGTTCTGGCGGTGCCATCACCGCAGCCATCCGGTTCGGCCAGCAGGTTATTGCATTCAAGCGTTCCGACATGTTCGTCGGCTCCTATGTCGGGCCGCCGCCGGTCTGGCAGTGGGACCAGGTTCCTGGCGATGTCGGCTGCATTGGCCCTGAGGCGGTGTGCGACATCGGTGGGCGAATCGTGTTCGTTGGCGATGACGATATCTGGCTGTACGACGGTACTCGGCCTATGCCTATCGCATCGGCGCTCCGACAGTGGTTCTTTAACGACTCGAGCGCGACGTACCGCTATCGGACCATCGTCACCCACGACAAGCAGAACGGCAGGGTGTGGTTCTTCTACCCGTCTGCAGCCAGCACTACGGGCCAGCCAGACTCGGCTGTTGTCTGGCATCGCCGCAATGGCCGCTGGGGAAGGGCGAACCGCACCATCGAAGCGGCTTTCCAGTACGTCACGCCGGGCCTGACCTGGGACACGCTCAACACGCTTTCCAGCACATGGGACGCACTGCCGGATATCCCTTGGGACTCTCAGTCGTGGCAAGCCGGAGGCCGGGCGCTGGCGGTCTTCGACAGTACTCACGACATCAAAACGCTATCCGGGGTGGGTGCTGACAGCACGGTGACGCTTGGCGACTACGGCGAGGACTACCGGGATACGTTCGTCCGTAGCGTGAAGCTCCGATACATCACCGAGCCCACTACCGGGTCTGTGCAGGGCTACACCAAGCAGGGGCCGGGGAAGACGCTCACGGTAGCGGACACCGGCACGTTGAGCGATAGCAAGTACGACATCCGCCAGACCGGGCGCTTCCACCGCTTCGCTTTCAGCCACACCGGGAACACCGAGTTCAACGGCTTCGTCATGGACGCCCTGCCGACTGGGCGGCGCTGATGGCGACCAAGCTCGACGAGAACCAGCAGTTCAGCGATCAGACGCTGATCCAGACCCTCTACGCCTACGCCAAGCGCGTGGCCCAGAAGGTCAATCGGATGTCCGGGGCCGAGTTCACTGCCACCTACGACCCCGGAAACCTCGCGGATGGGGCCGGCACGACCACCACGGTATCGGCGCCCGGCTCCAAGTTGGGTGATTATGTGCAGGCGACATTTTCGCTAGATACCCAAGGGATACTGGTTTTCGGGTGGGTATCGGCGGCAGGTACTGTATCCGTCAGGTTCCAGAATGAATCTGGCGGGGCCATTGATTTGGCGAGCGGCACGCTTAAGGTTAAAGTCTCGCCAGAATGAAACTGTTTACGGTGCCACCCTCACATATATGTATCGCATGGAGGGATGGTGCTGATAAACTATCGCAAGCGACGGCTCGCGCATCGCGCGAGATAACCGCAGATCAGTTGAAATTGCTCCTGCTCAGGGGCGAGAGAACGCTAATCGGTATAGCTGACGACAGCGACATACCGAGGGCGTGGGCGGCGGTCCAAATCCAGACCCTGCCGAACATCCGTGTTTTGTACGTGTATGCCATGGTTGGCCCTGGCTTTGCCGGCGCAGAGAGTTTTGAACTCCTGCGGCAGTACGCAAAGCAAAACGGCTGCGAAACCATCCGAGGCTCGTCGATAGATTCGATTGGTCGCCTCTGGCAGCGCAGATTCGGAGCCCAAAAGCTGTACAGCGTGTACGAAATGGAAGTGAACTAAACATGGCAGGCGGCAGCAGCGAGTCAACGACCAGTGGACCTCCGGATTGGGCTGTCCCGCATTTTCAACAGTTCCTTCAGCGTGGTCAGCAAGTTGCTGATATGCCGTATCAGCCCTACGGAGGGCAAACGGTGGCACAACTCAACAACTACCAGACGCAAGCGCTGGATGCCACGGCACAGCGCGCCATCTACGGCTCTCCGGTCAACAACGCCGCTTCGGGTGAACTCACCAAGACACTGAGCGGGGGTTATCTCAACAACAACCCCTACATGGACGCCCTCGTCAACCAGGCGCAGGGCGACGTGATCCGCAACTACCAAGACGCGATCCTTCCGAGCATCGATGCCTTGGACGCGCGCTCTGGCAGCTTCGGCAACAGTGGGGTTCAAAACGTCCTTGGTCAGAGCCGATACCAACTCGGACAGACGCTGGGTGACATCTCCACGAACCTGCGCGGCGCCGACTACGCAGCAGAGCGCAACCGCATGCAAGGCGCTGTCGGGATGGCGCCGACGATTGCCAATCAGGACTACGTTGACGCCAACGCATTGCTCCAGGCCGGTGGCGCCTACCAGGGGCAGGAGCAACGCAACCTTGGCGACGCCTACGCGCGATTCACTGAGGCCCGCGACTACCCGAAGCAGCAACTGGCGACGCTGGGCTCAACGCTCGGCATGAACTACGGATCGCAAATGACCGGGCCTGGACCGAATAAGGGTGCCGGAGCGCTTGGTGGCGCACTCGGTGGGGCGCAACTGGGCGCCATGTTCGGCGGCCCGTATGGGGCGGCCATCGGTGCCGGTGGCGGTGCTCTGATGGGGGGCAAGTAATGGCTGGCGGTGGCGATCTCACCAGCGCAGTGCAAGACCCACGGCGCTCCATCCAGCCGGTCGGCCGTCAGCAGGCGATGAGTGCGCCTTCTGCTGTTCCGATGAGGACTGGCCTGCCGAACAGTGGGTTGGCCCGCTTCGGGGCGAACTTCTCTCCGTACCAGATGCCGGCGTACACCCCGCCGATCTTCCAGCCTCAGGCGCTGGCCCCGCTGCGCCAATTCGGTAGCCCGCTCGCACAGCCTGGAATCGGTCGGTATGGGGATGTCGGCGGCTCTGGTGTTGCCTCGGGCGACAGCATGGGCGGATTCGGTCCTTCGGCAGGTATGGGGATGACTGCGAGCGATGGCCTCGGCGGCGCCGGAAGCGTTGGCGGCATGGGCATCGGCGACGGCATCGGCATGGGGATCGGCGAGTCCATGGGGATGAGTGGCGGCTCCGGCATGAGCGGCGCAGGAGGTCTTGGTGCCGGTATGGGCGTTGGTGAGTCGATGGGCATGTCTGGTGGGACAGGCATGAGCGGTACTGGCGGTATCGGCGAAGGCATCGGTGATGGTGGCGGCGGTGGTGGAGGCGGGAAGTAATGGCCGGCATCCTTGAACTCCTCGGCGCAAGCACCGGCGATGCTGGCAAGGACGCCGCCATCAACAACGGCATCCTCCAGGCGGGACTGAGCCTGTTGCAGTCGCGCGGCCGTCTTGGTCCTGCGCTGGGTCAAGCTGGCATGGCTGGGCTTCAAGGCTTCCAGCAGGCGCAGCAGCACACCTTCCAGCAGCAGTTGCAGCAGTCGCAACTGGAGGAGTTGAAGCGTCGGCAGGCCATGCAGCAACTTCCGGCACAGTTTGCGCGGACTCCCGCCCAGACGGCGCTAGCAAATGGCGGTGGGCCTACCGTCGCGAATGCCAGGGTCGCGGAGTCCGCGCAGCCGTCGTTCGACTATCAAGGCTATGCCAATTCACTGGCGCAATACGACCCGGTAGCAGCGCTTCAACTCAAGGAATCGTTGAAGCCGAAGGAGAAGGCTCCGATCAAGTTGGGCGCTGGCGACACGCTGGTTGATCCGGCGACGTTCAAGCCGATTGCGAGCGCTCCCGAGAAGGAGCCGGAGCAACTGCGGACGCTGGGCATCATCTACGGCAAGGGGTCGCCGCAGTATCAGAAGGCGGCAGAGGCGCTCGCCACGAAGATGACGACGCACCAGCCGGCTACGCAGGTCAGCGTCAACACCGGGCAGAAGGGCTTCGACAACACGCTGAAGCTGCGCGGAGATTTCCGCTCCGAGCCGATCTACAAGGCGCACGCAGAGGTTGCCTCTGCTCATGCGCAGATCAAGCAATCGCTGAAGCAGGGCACGCCTGCCGGTGACATGGCCGGCGCCACCAAGATCATGAAGATTCTCGACCCGGGCTCCGTGGTTCGAGAGTCCGAACTTGGGATGGCAATGGCCGCCACAGGTTTGCTGGACCGGGTGACGAACTACGCCAATATGGTCGTCACCGGTCAAAAGCTCACGCCTCGTCAGCGGCAAGAGTTCCAGGCGCTGGCCGACGCCCTCTACGCCGAAAGCGAGAAGACCTACAACGCCAAGCGCGGCGAGTATCAGGGCATTGCCGAGCGGAACCAACTCAACGTCATGGACGTGTTGGGGCCGGAGAGTCGGCCAGCTGCCGCGCCGGCGCCTGTGCCTGGCCTTCCTCCGGTTGACGCCATCGAAGCGGAGTTGCGGCGCAGAGGGGGTCGCTAAGTGGACCTCTCGAAGCTCTCCACCGAAGACCTCCAGGCACTCAAGGCCGGCGACTTGTCGAAGGTCTCCACAGAGGGCCTTCAGATGCTTCGCAGTGAAGTCTATGGCGGCCCCAAAAAGAGGGAGTTGGCCGAAGACCCCGGTTTCGCCAAGTCGGCGCTGATCGGCGCCGGCAAGACCTTTGACAGCATCCTTGACGGCATCACCCAGATGTACCTTGGTGCCCGTGGTGAGAATGCCGCGCTGGGGGGGCTGAAGCAGAACGTCCAGGATAAGGCGGAGCAGTACGCCCCTCTTGCTGAAGCGCGCCCGTGGGCGACCGGCATTGGAGAGGCTCTTCCGGCGATGGCTATCCCTGCTGGCGGGTCTGCCACCCTGCTCGGAAACGCCCTCCGAATGGGCGTTGCTGGTGCTGCTCCGGGCGCCCTTGAATACGGCACGCTCCGTGAGCGGGCAGGGCGCGCGGCCCTGGGTGGTGTGGCCGGCGCATCAATCCCGGTGTTGGGTGCCGGGCTCAGGTCTGCCAAGTCGTTCGTAGAACCGCTCTATGCCAAGGGGCGGGCGACGATTGCCGGGCGAACGATGAAGGCTGCTGCTGGCGATGCGGCGCCCGATGTCATTGCCCGCCTGAAGACGGCCGGCGAGCTCGTGCCTGGCTCGGCTCCGACTGCTGCCCAGGTCGCGGAAAGCGGTGGCATTGCTGCTCTCGAGCGCTCGGCGGCAGCGGCCAGCCCAGAGGCGTACACGCAGAGGGCGATGGAGCAAGCCTCCGCTCGTATGACGGCGTTGCGCGGCCTGGCTGGCGACGAGACCAAGATGAAGGCTGCAGAGAGGGCGCGCGATGCCGCTAAGGATGTCCTCTACGGTCAGGCTGATACCGCAGTCGCGCCAATCGACAACTTCTTCAACGGTCTCATGGCGCGCCCGCAGTTCGCGGCGGCGGTTGGGCGTGCGGAGGAATTGGCGAGGAACAAGGGGCTCAACGACATCTTCTTCCGTGACAGCGGGGGGCGGCCGGTTGCCCTGATTGGTGAGGGGGCGCACTTCATCAAGAAGGCGCTAGACGAGGCTGGCGAGTACGGGGCCACGAGTTACACGGGCAAGCAGGGCGCGCAGGCCGCGAGCGGCACGAACGAACTGTTCCAATCGTGGCTCGAGAAGAGCATCCCTGAGTATTCGCAGGCCAAGACCGCCTTCGCTTCCGCGTCTCGTCCCATCAATCAGATGCAGGTTGGGCAGGATCTGCTCGAGAAACTCGCTCCGGCACTGAGTGACTACGGGGCACTTGGTAGGGAGACAGGTGCCACCTTCGCCCGCGCACTGCGCAATGCGGACCAGACGGCGCAGAAGGCCACCGGCTTGTCTGGAGCAACGCTCGGAAGCGTGCTAGAGCCGAATCAAATGCAGATGCTCGAAGGCATCGCCAGGGACATTGCGCGCAAGACAAATGCCCAAGATCTGGGGCGCGGTGTCGGCTCTGACACGTTCCAGAAGTTGTCGATGGCGAACATCGCCGAGCGCTCCGGCATGCCGCGTGCGGTTGGGGCAGCGCTTGATCTGCCAGGCGTATCGCGGGCTACGGCGTGGATCTATCGCGATGCCGACGAAAAGATGAAGCGTCAGCTTTCCGAGGCGCTGCTTGACCCGCGCAAGGCGGCGGCGCTCATGGAGTCGGCGGATGCCAAGACGTTCCTGAAAGATCACCCGAAAGTGCGCGCACTACTTGCGCAATCCGTCATGCGAAGCGGCCTTCTGGCGGCGCCAGCGGCTGCGGGCCTTGTTAACCAATGATGTCAACCAGTTCTCCAGGACTTTTACGCCCAACCAGAACAGCGGCCCGACAACGCCAACGATCAATGCGGTAGCTACGAACTTTTCCAAGAGCACTCCATGCCAGTCCCGGCCTCAATCAACGATCTCTCTACAACTGTAGCGAGCAATAGCCCGTCCGGGAGCGAGACCCCAACAGACGGGGATAACTACCTGCGCACGTTCGCATCCTTTATCGCCCTTTTGAGGGACATGCTGAACGGGACGACGGTGGCAGCACTGAAAGATGCGTCTACCGTCAACAGTATAGAGATCGGGTATCGGGTCATTCCCAGAGTCGCGACCGCAACGACATCGGCGATTGGTGATCGCGGCAAATGCAACGCCATCTCGGCTGGGATCACCATTCCGGCATCGACGTTCGCGGCCGGCGATTCATTCGGTCTGTACAACGACAGTGGCTCGTCCGTGACCATTACGCAGGGCGCTGGACTGACGTTGCGCTGGGGCACAAGCACCGGGAACAGAACGCTTGCGGCACGCGGCATTTGCTCCGTGTGGTTCAACTCGGCGACCGAGGCCGTCATCACGGGGTCGGGGGTGACAGCGTGAGTTTCCTCACGGCCATGCTCGGCGCGGCTTCTGCTGGTGTCACGCAGTCGATCACCGTTGCTGGTGCGAGCGTCACGCTTGGCGCTGACGGGACGGTGACGGCCATTTCTGGCGATGCCTTTTGGTTCAAGCCGCCGAGTGCCGGGATCGGTTCTCAGTACTGGGCCAGGACGACACGAACAGGCGGTACGACGGGGGTTGTCTTCTCCCCGGCATCTGGCACTTGGCATGCGCTCTCGGCTGGAGAGACCTGGTTTGCATCAGGAGGCGCCGGCAACTGCCAGGGCACCCTTGAGATTGCCTCCGATGCGGCCGGCTCGACCATCGTCTCCACCGGGACCATTTCCGTCAACAACGCCATATGACTAAAGACATGCAATCGGCCGCGGGATCACGTTGCAGCCAGTGGATGGCGGCGGGACATCAACCTCGCTTTCGGCAATTTCCTGTCCGTCTCCTCCGCCACCGCATGCCGTCAGAGCAAGGGCCAAAGCAATCGTCGCCAGCAACTTCATTCGCAAACCTCCCTGGTGGTCCTCAAACGTAGTTGATCGGCTGATTAAGAGCAATCCCCCGAAAGTACGAGATGCCAGTTACCGCAAACAATTCCCTAACCCAAGAGCGGCTGAAAGAGGTTGTCTCGTACTCCCAGGATACGGGTGAGTTTCATTGGTGCGGGCAGCGTCGTGTCGGAGTCCGCAACGGCGACTTGGCGGGCAGTGCCCATCCGAGCGGCTACCGCCGAATCACCATTGACGGGCGAGCATTTTTGGCGCACCGCTTGGCGTGGCTCTATGTGTATGGGGTTTGGCCGACCGAGCTGATCGATCACATAAACGGCCATCGCGGCGACAACCGCATTGCCAATCTACGCGATGCCGACCGCAACACCAACATGCAGAACAGGCGCGCCCCCGGGTGCTCAAACACATCTGGCTTCCTTGGCGTGTCTTGGCATAAGCGATGCAAGAAGTGGCGCGCCTGCATCAACTCACGGCAATACAAGGCAGACCTTGGCTTGTTTGACACGCCAGAAGAGGCGCACGCCGCATATCTCGCGGCAAAGCGTCAGACGCAGCCCGGCTGCACCATCTAAAGGGGCCGCGCCGTGCCTGTGCCAAACGCAATTACCGATCTCTCGACTACCCCGGCCAGCAATAGCCCCAGCGGGAGTGAGGCGCCGACCGAGGGGGATAACCACCTTCGCACGGCGTATGCGTTTATCCGCCAGCTCTACGACGCGGCTTCTGCCAGTTCTGCTGCTGCTGCTGCATCGCTTTCGGCGTTTGCCTCCAACCTCGCCAGCGCCGGCACGGTCACGGTTGGCGATGCGCTGGTGGCTGTCAAGTCGCCGCTGACTGGTGGCACGGCGCGCACGCAGCACGCGAAGAACGCCGATTTCGTCTCGGTCAAGGACTTCGGCGCCACCGGCGATGGAACGACGGACGACCTAACGGCGCTGCAGGCCGCGTGCGATAGCGGGGCCAAGTTCATTTTCTTCCCAGAGGGGACGTACATGGTCACGGGGCCTCTGCTGCCGAAGACGCAGCAGACGCTGCTCGGGGCCAAGCGCGAGAGCACCATCATCAAGGCGAAGTCCGGTTTCGCCGGCAGCGCGCTGGTGAGCTATCCGAGCGGGGCCTACTCGGGCGTCACGCTGGAAGGTCTCCTGCTCAACGGCGACAGCCTGGCAGCCCGCTGCCTGGAGATCATCGGCGTCTCGCAGGGTGCGGTCGATCAGGTCATCGTGCGCGATCTGCGCTGCGCCCTCGCGACGACGACGCAGATCTACTGCGAGAACCTGACTTACTGGGAACTCGATCACGTCATTTCCAGCGGCGGAAC